TGGGCTTCTATGACACCAATATCAGCCGTGGCCTGACAGAGCTTATCAAGCAGAACCCCTCTGTTCTCGACAACGTGATGGAAGTGGGCACCAAGGGCGCGGAGTACGCCGACCGGTTTACATGGGCGGCTATGTGGTACGCGGCCAAGGACAGCGTAAAGCGCAGCAACTACAGTACGCAGGAAGAGTACATGAAGGCCGTGACCGATCTGTTCGAGGAAGTCATTTATAAAACGCAGGTCGTAGACAGCATTCTCACAAAGGCGGAATTTCTGCGCAGCAAGGGCGGGCTTTCCCGTCAGCTCGGATCCTTCATGTCGGAACCCTCGGCCACGATATCGATGCTGGCTGACGCGCACTACAAATACACCGACGATCTCCAGCGCGGCATGAGCCGCAGCGAGGCATGGAGGCGCAACGGCGGGAATATCGCCAAGACCGCCGCCGTGTACGCCGTCGGGCAGGTTGTGCTTGCCGCTGTGCAGTCTGTGCTTGATGCGTGGCGCGATGATGACGAATACGACAGCGAAAACTGGCTGAGTAACTATCTGCAAAAATACCTCCATGCTTTCAAAGGGAACATCATAGAGGAACTGCTGCCATTCGGGAAGATCCCGCTGGTATCTGAAATCTATGAGGCAACAAAATCTCTGCTGGACTATGCGGGCGTTTTTGAAAAGCTTGACCTCGACCTGTACGGAAACGACACAAGCAGCGGCTTGACCATGTACATGAAGTATCTCAAGAAAGCGGCTGAAATCATCATTGACCGTACGGGAATCAGCGGCAACAAGACCAATTACACCACATACGGCGCGATTTACAACCTGCTGCGTGGAGTATCCAACCTGAGCGGCATCCCCTTCGGGACGGCGTGGCGCGAGCTGGAGGACATCTGGAACAACACCGTCGGTTACTTCGTACCCAACATGAAGCTGAAGACCTACGAGAGCTCGATCGACCGGGAATACGAAAATAAGGTCCGCCAAACCGGGCTATCAAAAAATGCGTTTGAGCAGATTCTTGCTGACGCCGAAACGAGCGGCAATGATAGCTTGACGCAGGATGAGCTCGGAAAACAGCTTGCGTCTGAAATCAGGCTCGAAAAGATCACGGAAGAGCAGGCTGACGCTATCTGGAAAACCAAGTGGAACAGCGCGAAAAGCAAAACCTTTGCGAAGTGGCAAAGTGAAAACGGCGGCGGCGCTGCAGCCTCCACCGCGACGGCCACAGCCACGACGCGCCAGAGCTTCACACCGGCCACAGATGACCGGACACCGTTCACCCCGGAGGCCGCGTCTGCCGGCGTCAGCGACTATGAGGGCTTCCGCTCGGCGGCTCCCCTGTACGGCAGCGAGAAGAAGCAGGCCGCCTATGGCGTGTGGGAATCTCAGCTTTCCGGCAGCATGAGCCTTGACCGGTTTACAGAGATCCTTGTCAACGCAGACAGCGACGGCAACGACAGCCTGAAACAGGACGAGCTGGGCTATGCTCTCCGCTCGGCCATCAACAGAGGGGAAATGTCCTACGGACAGGCCTCGGCCGTTTGGAATACGCAAGGCTGGGCTCGCAGCTTTGATTACTGGTCAGGGCGACACTAAAGGAGGACCACATGAACAATTCCACCTATCGCTTTTCCCTTGATTTGGACAAGCAGGATTCACAGGAGTATGTGACCGTCAGACGAGGGGACACGGCAAAGCGCCTGTCCGTGCTGATAACGGAGAGCGGCACTCCCTATATCATCACGGACGGCACCGCCGCCGTCCTTGCGGCACGAAAGGCTGACGGCTCATATATAAGCGCGGCATGCGAGATCGTCGATAACCGTATCGAGGTCACGCTGCCTGCGACATTCACGGCCAACGTCGGCAGGCTTACGGCGTGCTTTGGGCTTTCCGGAGGGCAGGCGGCACTGTCCTCCCCGTCCTTCACGATCTTCGTAGACGATAAGCCGACGGCCTAACACGAAAGGAGTTCAACTGTATGGCAAACAGACCATATCTGGATCAGATGGAAGTTGACGGCGTAACCTACGACCTCCGGGCGGCCAACGGCACGCCCCTGATTGAAGGCTACGGCGGCAACGATCTGTCGGAGGAATTTGAAAACGCGGCGGCGCTGCATGCGGCGATTGCTGCGGGCGATTTCTCCAAAATTCACATCGGGGATTACTTCCCTGTCACCCTGAACGGCAGCTACAAAGACTTCGCGCGCTTCACCGTGCCCAGCGGCACGACCTATTACACCGACGCGGCGCTCACCACCGAGGGCGGCACCACGGAAGCGGATCTGGAAGGCGAGTATCAGAGCGCGACAGCGATCAAGTTCAAGGTCTCCGGCGCCGACGTGTACGCCTCCATCAGCGACTGCACGGCCGGATTCACCAAGAGCATGAACGCGAATGTGAAGCTGGAAGTGGCGGCAATCAACCCCTATCTCCTGCACGGAGACACTTCCCTCTCAGCGCAGCACATCCTGATGTGTTCCCGCGACTGCCTGCCGCCGACGCTTCAGTATCGGTGCAACAACAGCGTGTGGTACGATACCACGCAGGTCAACCCGTGGCGCGGCTCCGCTCTGTGGGAAACCTTAAACAACGCCGACAACGGCATTATCAAGCTGCTGGAAGCAACCAGCCTCGGCGCTTACGTCTTCAAGGGGCCCAACAACAAGGGTATGCGTGCCATGCTGGCAACCATGGCAGCGGGCGCAGGATCACCCACAAACTTGGCGTGGACGGACAGAGGCAGACTGTTCCTGCCCACGGAACGCGAGGTTTACGGCGCTCCTGCGTGGGGCGACGCAGGCGGCTACGAGGCCGGAAACCTGTACAACCAGTGGCCCATCTTTGCCGGAAGCTCCCGTCACCTTATCAAAGGGGCCGGAGACGGCGGCGGCCGTAGCCGCTGGTGGTTGGAGACCGCCTACTCGGCCACGCACTTCTGCAATGTCAACAGCTACGGCCATGCCTACACCGCCGGCGCGGCCAACACCACCATCCGCGCGCCGCTCTGCTTCCTCCTCACCTGACACCCTATACAGCGCCCCTTTATGGGGCGCATCCCGGAAAGGAACGATCGTGAGTAACGTATATACAAGGAACCGCCAGCCGACTGGAAGGGAATACTACGACGTGGCGACAGATTTTTATATCGAGCTGCGCCGTATCACGGGGAATACGAATATTTTCCCCAAACGCACGCTCTACACCGACGTGGTACCGATGATCAACAGTTACCATGAGATGCGTAACTATATGACCAAGGCGGAGACACGATTCCCGGTTGACGAATATTCCCTAAAGGTTCGCAAAGAGTACATCCAGCGGGCCATTGAGGCGGGCGAAACCCTGTTCACGCAGCTGCAAGACTGCGTGTGGGCCATTGAAAGCGTGACGCCCGACCGGGTAGAGCAGGCGGGCATTCTTCTGGCGCAGGAGCTGAAACTGCTGCGCGGCCTGAAGAAGAACGCCAAAATTCAGAAAAGCAAATAATCCCAGCAGGTTATCGGCTGTAAACGCTGCAACTGGTGGTTGGAGACCGCCTACTCGGCCACGAACTTCTGCAATGTCAACAACAACGGCAATGCCAACAACAACAACGCGGCCAACACCAACATCCGCGCGCCGCTCTGATTCCAAAGTATCGGCCAGTCAAAGTAAGCCCTGCGCGGGCTGAAATCCGTGCCTCATTATGGAAGGAGCCGGTAACCTTCCCTGGACCTTTTGAGAAAAAAGGAGGGTAAATATGTACGGTGATGCAAGGGGCGGACGCTGCTTGCATGGGCGAGCCAGCGCAACAGCTCGCTTTCATGCCCCGATGCTAAGCAGGTAGAACGGCGCTCGATAATAAGGCCTGTACGCCGTACCGAATTCTATGACCAGTGAAGAGAGACACAAAGCACGCTATGAACGTCGAAAGCGGAGACGACAAGAAAAGCGGCGCGACGCCATAGCACAGTATGACAACTACGAGAACCTATGCACCTGCAACGCGCTCTTCCGGGCGGCTCGGCTGTCCGGGAAGTCCATACGATGGAAGGCATCGGTGCAGCGGTATTTCATGAGCTGGCTTCGGAACATCGTCACCCTGCGGCAAAAGCTGATTGCGGGCGAAGATGTAACGATGGGCTTCATTGAATTTGACCTTGTGGAGCGCGGAAAGAAACGGCATATCAAGTCCGTCCACTTCAAGGAACGTGTCGCGCAGCGGTCTCTGTGCGATAACGCCCTTGTCCCCGTTCTCAGCAGGAGCCTGATTTACGACAACGGCGCGTCTCTCGAAGGCAAGGGAATCTCCTTTGCCCGCGACCGGCTGAAACACCACCTTCACCAATTCTACCGGAGAACCGGCAGCAACGCCGGGTATGTGCTGCTGATGGATTTCAGCGGCTACTTCGACAACATCCAGCACGCGCCGGTCTATGACCTTCTGGACAAGGCTTTCGAGGATAAGAGAATCTTTGAACTCTGCCGGTATTTCATTGAACCGTTTGGAGAGAAGTCTTTAGGAATCGGAAGCCAGGTATCGCAGATCCTCGCCGTCTCCTACCGCAGCAGCATTGACCACTATGTAAAAGAGGTCCTGCGCGTGAAGGAATACGGCTGCTATATGGACGACTGTTATCTCATTCATGAGGACAAGGCGTATCTATGGCACTGTCTGGAAGAAATCGACCGGCTGTGCAAGGAGAAGGGAATCCGGCTGAACCGGAAGAAGACGCAGATTGTCAAGCTGTCCCACGGATTCACCTATATGAAGGGCAAGTTCTTCCTGAAAGACAGCGGAAAAGTCATTGTCAAGCCGTGCAGGGCAAACACCACACACGAGCGGCAAAAGCTGAAGAAGTTCCGGCGATTCCTTAATAAAGGGGAAATGACGCTCGACCACATCACTTGTTCTTATAATTCATACCGAGGTTACATACTGAAGGACTACAACAGCCACAAGACCGTGCGCAGCATGGACAAGCTCTTTCATGAGATGTTCGGCTACGACACAAAAATCAACCGAAAGGAGAAATTCTAATGTATGTTTTTGTAGACGGCTCCAACAGGATCACCGCGTACAATCCCAATGACATGAGCGGGAATACCGGCTGGTACAAGGTCAAGGAGACCATCGGGGAGCCTATCACCGAGGAGCACGGCATCCCCATCTATAAGTACCAGAACGGCCACGTTGTTTCCCGCACGGCCGAGGAGATCGAGCAGGATATGCCGCAGCCGGATATTCCCGCGCCGTCCGAGCTGGATATCATCAAGCAGCGTCTCGACGAGCAGGACGACGCCCTGATCGAGCTCGCGGCCCTGATCGGAGGAGGTGATTAATCATGGCGAAAATCTATTATCGCAAGATCAAAGCTGGCGGCATGACCATCGATGACGTGCCCGAGCGCTGGCGGGCAGCTGTGCAGGCGCTCCTTGACGCTGACGGCGCATGATGGGCACCGAGCTTTATCGGACCATCGAGGAATTGACGGAGCTGTGCGAGCGGCAGGCGGCCATTATCCAGCGGCAGGCCGCTGCCCTTGCGCAAATCGGCGCGGCCATCGACGAGGACGACCGCGCCAGCTCCGGACTGTTGGAGGATGAATAAATGGACGAGATTACGATTCAAATGACAATCGCAACCGCCGTGTCCTGGGCAATTGGCATTGCCAACGACAACACACACGGCTACAGCCAGGCGAACCGCTGGGGGCCGGACTATGACTGTTCTTCGCTCGTCATCTCGGCATGGCAGGCGGCAGGTGTACCCGTCAAGGGCCGCGGCGCGACCTATACCGGCAATATGTACGGCGTCTTCACCGCGTGTGGTTTCACCGACGTGATAGCGAGCGTCAACCTCAAAACCTGCGAAGGTTTACAGAGGGGCGATGTGCTGTTGAATCACAAAAACCATACCGCGATGTACATCGGCGACGGGCAGATCGTCCACGCGCGGAGCTCAGAGGGCAATTCTATCCCCGGAGACCAAAGCGGAAACGAGATCAGAGTGCAGCGCTATTATGACTATCCGTGGGATTGTGTGCTTCGGTACACGGGCGGCGACCTTGCCAAGGACAATCATGTCCCTGGCACAGAGCCGGAAGAGCTCTTCGCCACGGTCGTACTGGTGCCGGAGCTGCGGCAGGGAGATACCGGGTACTATGTCCAGGTCATGCAGATGCTGCTCGCCCTGCACAAATACACCCCGGCAAACACGATCCGCCGGGACGGGACCGCGGACGGCGAATTCGGCCCCCGCACCGCGGAAGCACTCAAACGGTTCCAGACCGAAAACGGCATGGAGCCGGACGGCGTATGTACGCCGCAAATCTTCGCACAACTTTTCAACAAATAGGAGGTAACATTA